CAGTTTTCCGTACGCTGCCGACAGCGCCCGATTGACCGTGGCGGCATCTTCCAGCGTTGCCATAGCAGGCGGCGTTACCGTTGGCCCTCTGACACCAAACATCCCAGCGGCAGGCGCAGACGGGGTAACAGGTTGAAATAGCCGCTGAATGCGGCTCAGTTCGCTTGGCACCGTGTTTGGCGCCAGCACCGACAACAGGTCTTGTCCAATCGCCTTGGCCTTGTCGACAACACTCTGGATGTTAAACGGTTCAGGCGCAAGCTCAAACGCTTTCTTGTACGCCGGCCCGGTGACTTTGGTCTGGGTTTCCTTCAGCAACGCTTCTTTGGCTAGTCCAAGCACCGCGCCTGTCTGAGTTGGGTCAGTGTCAGGCAAAGTTTGAAGCAGAGCGGCGCGTTGCTGCGCTAGGCTGGCTTCTGCGGCTTGCTGTTCTGCCGTCAGCACGCCGGTACGGGTGGCCTGCTGTTCTGCCAGTCTGGCAGCAGCGGCGTCTGCCTGCGCGGTCAACGCGGCAGTCTGAGTTGCTTCTCTTGCCCGCAAGGCGGCTTCTTCACCGGCCAAGGCGCCCGATACGGCTGTGCGTGGGGTCGAGGGGCGACCTGTAGCCGCAGGCAATGATTCCTGAATCAGTTTGTTTGAAGCAATTTCGGCACCGGCCAATTGATTGGCTTGCTGTGCTTTAAGCGCGTCTCTAAGCGCGTTGACCATGCGCTGCGACTCAGAAGACTTATTGACGGCGGTGCTGAAAAACGAGGCAAGGCCTGGCGTGCCGGTGATGACAGCGGCTTCTTGTATGGTTTTGCCCTGCTTGAGCAAGTCCATGACTTCGCCCATCAGCACCGGGTTGTTGTCAAGTGCTGCTGCAAGACCCTTGTATTTGAGTTGTCCCGGCCCAGCGGCAAGGCTTTTACCTACTCCAATGGCCCCCTTAACAAACGGCACTACTGCGGCGGGAATTGCTGCGCCAATAGCAGCACCCATGCCAATGTCGTCTGGGTTTATTAGACCAGCCGAAATAGCGCCGGGGACAGCACCGCCAATTGCGCGGGCGCCTAAGTTTGCGGCGCCGGTTACGCCTGTCTGCCCAAAGCCAGACGTTCTTAGGGCAGTGGCGACTGGCGTCAAGACATTAGCCAATGCCGGCGCCTTAGTTGCAAGTGCTGTAAGCGGAGCGGCTACAAGCCCACCGACAGGCGCAGTCACAGCCATCTGGGTGCCCAGTCGGGCGCTGCTGGCAAGCGGCGACTGGCCGTACCGCTGCTCGTACTCGGCTTTTGCTTTTGCCTCTGCCGCTTCTGCCGGAGCGCCACCGACTGCGGACAACAATGTGTCGGTGATGTCGCGAGCGCCTCGGTTTACACCGGCCAGTAGATGTGCCGGAATGGACCGCTTCATGCCTTCGACGATCTGACCCATTCGCGACGGCGGCGTTGCCGCAGGCGCTTGCGGCGCACCAGCGGTCGGAATCTCACTTGGCGCAGCGCCGCGAGTCGGTTCTGGTTGGCCGGAAGCCTTAGCTTCCAACTCTGCCATGCGGCGCAGCGCTGCCAATTCTTCGCGTGGGTCCATAATTATTTACCGCCAAATCTTTTGCGAAGCTGATCGAGTTCGGTTTGTTCTGCGGGCGATAGCGCGTTTTGCCCCGCAGCAGGTCTAGCTTGGCTTGGCGGCGCCCCGCCTGTCTTATAATCATAAGTCATGTCGTATGCGTCTCGCATACGTTGTTTGGATACGCGAGCTACATTGGCGGCGTCTGACAAAGCTCTTTTTAAGTCGCCCGTGTCTTGCGTGCGGTTAATTGGCGCAAACGCATCGCGCAAATATTGACCTTCTTGGTTAGACACGTTGCCTAGCGCCCCGCCAGTTGGCGAAGCCGCACGCATAGATTGCAATTCTGCAAAACCACCACGCGCCACAATACTGTCGTACAACGCTTGGGCCGCACGGGCTTCTTTTGTGACCGCAGGTGTGCGGCCATAGATAAGACCAGAAATACCGGACAACCCTGGATGGTTTGCCAATTTTTCTAGGTCAATTACCAATGAATCAGTTTTTGACTCAAACGTTTTAAGCGCCGAAGTGGCTTGAGGATATTTGGCTTCGCGTTGCTGGATTTCTTTTGGAGCCAATCCTTCTTGCGCAGATGCAGGCGTCATCCCTTCCGCAATTGCGCGTTCGCGGCTGACAAGAATTGGCTTACCTGTAGCGGGATCGACTACCGGCACTGGGGCTGATTCAGCGCGAGGCTGCGCTGGTGCGCGGGCAGCCGCAGCCATACGGAGTCTTTGTGCTTCTACGTCCGGCGGGAGTAGGCGGTCTACCGGTTCTGGGCGTTTAGCAAGCTCCATGCGAATTCGTTGCGCTTCTACGTCCGGCGGGAGTAGGGCGTCTTTTGGCGTCATTTGCGCCAACGCTCTACCTCGTTCGCGCATGCCCGCGCTTGGGCTGACAAGCATGTTTCGTATCTGATCGGGCGTAAAATTTTGATCTGTTGCGCCTGCCCCCAGCCTTGCGGATTCCGTGCTGTACACATCTTCTTCATCTAGCGCACGAAGACCTTTGGTAGCTAGTTCTACTACGCTGCCTTCTTTGTTCATCAACCCGAATTGCAGCATACTGGACAGCGTAGGGCGATCCAATTTGTGCCCGCCTTCGCTCATTTTTGCGCCAAGTCCAGTTAAGAACGCTTGCCTTTGCGCGGCGTTTTCTGTTGCGGCGCGGCGTTGGTCAGCCAATGCAGACCGTTCTTCTCGCAAACCGAGAGCATTCTCGGACTGCATTTGCATCTGCTGCCTAGCTAGCTGATTTTGCAACGCTTGTTGCTGGCCTTGCGCGTATCGCTCTCCAAAACTTGGCTGCGACGTAAGCGGGGAGAAATCAAGAGCGGCCATAATCGATCCTTAGTAGTAAAAGCCTTCAGCAGGCACTCCACCATACATGCCTGCTTGACTTGAACCGCTACCAAACATGTTGTTAAAATTTGGCGGGTTTCGTCCAAACTGCGCGCCAATATCCCCGATTGCTTTACCGTACGCTGAACTACCAGCAAGGGTAGCGCCGCCAGTATTGACGCCCATCTGACTTAGCATATTGCTTGCGTTGGCGCCGTACTGGCCTGCTTGGCCAGCTTGCCCAACCGCTGCCGCCTGACCGGACGACATCAGGCTACCCAACGGTGCCAGTTGGTTCTGGCGGTTGGTCTGGTAGCGGTTGAAAGCGTTGCCGTACTCTTGCGAGGCAAGACCTTGCGCGTAGTTTTGCATCCCCATCATCGTACGGCCACCACCAGCGCCGCCTTGGGCGCGGGCCTGGCTACCCAACTGCTTCAGTCCCTCGCTCAACCGGAAGGCATAGCCGGGGTCTTGTTGGTAGTCCTGCATGCTGAAGTCTTTGGCGTACCTGCCATACCCCGCTGCACCAGTGTCGCCGCCTAGCCCTAACATCTCCATCAGCCGGTTCTGACCCGTCAGGCCGGCCTGGCGATACGGTTCTGAGAGACGCTTCTGTTCGTCGAACATCTCCCGCTGAAGATCAAGCCCTCTTTGGTTCTGAGCGTTGGCTTGAGCAGCGGCATCGGACGCGGCGTCGGAAGACATCTTGCCGCCGATGAGGCTGGCAGCAGCGGGGATAAGGAAGGCGAAAGGCACGTTAATGCTCCTCTATCAAGACTTCATCGACAGATTCGATGTCGGTGCAATCGGTGGCGTGGATGCAGTACCACATCACGTCTGTAATGGCGCGGATGCTATGCACCTTTCCCGCCTCAATTGTCAAGCACGCAGGAGCGTGAACAACCGATACTTTATCATCAACCAGCAGTTCAACCGACCCGGTAGCCAAGATGGACAGGTGGTCAAATTTGTGCTTGTGCTGCACACACAAGTAGCCCGCAGGAATGCGCGCCTCCTTGGCGTACACACCTGAACTGAAGTGGTGATGGATCAGCATTTCCACTTCTTCAACGCCAGCGCCTTGCGGGTAGGCTCGCCCTTGGCGTCCTTCATCGGACCCTGCACGCCGCCCATCCGGGCGCAGAACGAGTCCTTGCGTGCCCCGCCCTCGGGCTGTGGCGGCTTCAACCCAGGCTTGCCGGGGTTGGCCTTGTTGTACGAGGCTCGACCCTTGGCGTTCAAGCCGCCCTCGGGGTTCTTTCCTTCGGCTCTTTGCCAGGCTGGAGTTTTCATGCCGCTGCAATCGTGGTGACGGTGCCCGATGAGCCCCGGTATTTGAGAGCGCCGGCCTCGACGTAGAGTTGGCCCATGCCTGCTGGGGAGGTTGTCGGCGCGGTGCCGTTGCCAATGCCGATGACTTTTTCAGCATTGGTGCCCCAAACAGCAGGCTGTCCGTTGTTGAAGCCGATGTTGCCGGTGCTGCTGATCTGCATCCTAGCCACTGGCGGCAGGGTGCTGTTGTTGGTGCCGGTAGCAAACGAGAAGGCTGTAGGGACAGTTCCCGCAGACACCGCACCGTCAACATACACCGACATGTTGGCTAGGAATTGATTGCTTGTGCCATCTGCGCCGCCAAACAACCACGCGCCAAGCGAGTCGTTTTGCTGCACCGCAGTGGTGGACGTAGCCGTTGTGCCGCGAGTCTTAAGAATATATACGGCAGCGCTGGCAGCGGTGTCGGAATAGCCTCGTTGTATTATGCTGGGTGCAAACGTAGTAGCAGCCCCAAACACTTGAACGCCAAATGCACTTGCGCTAGACGTAGGCCCACCCACCAGAACTTTGGTCGGAATGGCAACAGTGCCAGTAAGCGAAGGAGACTCTGAGAACACAAGATTGGTACTTGTGGTGCCCGTTGCGCCCGCCGCCGTGTAGCCTGTGATGTTGTTGAACGATGCAATGCTGGCCGTGATAGCGTTCGTACCGCCGTTGGCCACCGGGATCGCCGTGCCAGAGTAGGCAAGGGCAAGCGTTCCAGCAGTAGTGATTGGCGACCCGGTGACGCTTAGAAACGCCGGTACGGTAGCTGCTACGCTGGTGACCGTGCCAGTCCCGGTTACCGTTGCCCAAGTCGGGGCGCTTGCGCCGTTCGATTGCAGAACTTGGCCCGAGGTGCCGACAGCAGAGAATGCGTAGGCTGTGCCGGTGCCATAAGGCACAGCGCCCGCCGTAGGCGTTGCGGTGGCGTTCGTGCCGCCATTGGCAACTGCCAAGGTGCCAGCAAGCGTAACGGCGCCAGCGGTAGCGGTCGCCGGGGTCAGGCCGGTAGTGCCGCCAGATACGGTGGTCTGCGTGGCGGTAACCGTTGACTGCTTGGTGACGCCGCCCTGCACCACTGCGACAAGCTCAGTGCCAGTAATTGCACCAGCAGCAGGAAGATTTGATATTTTGACGCCGGCCATGTTGGCTCCTTATGCTGCGAAGTATTGACCAGTGATGACAACGTCGGCGCTCGCCGCCCAGGTCGGCACATAGATGACGTTGCTGTTGACCAAACCGGTGCCGAACCCAAGTGCCGTGACGTTCGATGCGGCCACACAAGTGCCAGCCACCACGGTCGAGGTGGGCGTGCTGAAAGAGGTTGTACCTGCCGTCGCTGCGGTGCTGGTGGTGCTGGTCACGCGAATCGTGAAGCTGACGAAGTCACCAATGCGCTCAAAGGTGCCGACATAGGTCGGAGTGCCAACAATCGTCAGATTGGTTGCAACCGGTGTCCAAGTGCTCTTGGTGACGTAGGAGTCGGGCAACGTGGTTGCGCCGGTGATGTTGAAGAGTTGAATGTGGCGGGTGTCGGTGCCGTTGTTGGTGATGGTGCCGTTGTAGCCTAAGCCATAGGTAACGGTGTTCTTGACGCCCGCGTCAATCTGTAGATTGTAAATTTCCCCGCCATGAAACGCCGCGCTGTTGCCGCCGAACATCCACACAAGCCCACTCAAAGTGTTGTCGGCTAGGACGTTAACGAACGAAGTTCTTAGGCCAGAATTCTTGATGTGAAACGTTGTCGCGTCTCCAAGAATACCGTTGGCCTCAAGGTCCATTCCAATAAACGTGTTTTCACTGTTATTGGGACCAATGAGAATGCCGCCGTAGCCGGAGGTAAAACCGTTGCCCTCAACCGTTCCGCCGACAAACGTGTTCATAATGGCTTCGTCCAGCACCAGCCCGTTGCCGCTGGTCCCCTCGATGATGAGGTTGACCCAAGTGCAGTTGGAGCATTGCTCGCCAGCGTTGCGCAAGCCAAGACCAACGCCAATCACAGATGGTGTAACGAGGCCAGGCTCGTTGCCCGAATGACAGAAGTCATAGAACGAGTTGGACACCATGAAGTTGCACAGCATGGCGTAAGCGGGGAAATTGATAGGCCGCAGGCGATTGAACTGGCTGTGCGTGATGCCCCGGATAAGGACACCAATAGTCGCTGCGCCGGTGCAGTTGATCGTCAGGTTGTCGATCACAATGTCTTGCACAACCGTAGTAGATGGGGCCGCTCCAGCATCAACAACCAGCCCCGGCCCAGCGCCGGTGATGTTGAGCACAACCCGCCCAATGCCGTAGATGCGAGCGCCCAAGATTGCAAAGTTGGGCAGACTGGTGACGTTGTAGGTTCCTGCCGGGATGGTCAGTTGGCGAGAAACGTTCCAAGCGTTGGCAAACGCAGTGGTGTTGGCGGCGGCGCTGGCGCTGGTGGAGAACCCGAAGTCGGCAACGCTGTAGGAGTCGCTCAGTTTGCTCTGGACCGTGCGCGTGGTGCCTGGGCCGGTCTGGGTGAAGCCAACCAGAGTCGAGCCTGTGCTGCCGGCCAGCAGTGCCTCAAACGCAAGAAGATCGTTGATAGCCTCTTGCGCTTCGATGTTGTCGACAGTCCAGATGGGAACCGCAGGAGCGTCAGCAGACGCCAACACGAACTTGTACGATGCGCCGTTCAGCCACACGCCGTTGGGCGCCTCGCCTCGGGCGTCAAGTTCGATGTCCACCGGGTTCTGCGTGGTGCCGCTAGCGTCGGTGTAGGTCGCCAAGGGGGTGGTGGTGCCTGCCGCGTAGGTGTACAGGTGCCCACCGACCAGCGGGATGCCGCCAGCAGTGAAGAACTGCAACTTTGGAGGGGGAGAAAGAGTTGCGCTCATGGCGTAGCCTTAGACGGATGTGATGGTTTGCCAGGCCGCGCCAGAGTAAACGCAGAGCTTGGCAAGCGTGGTGTCGAACACAACCAAGCCGGCGGCTGGGGTGCCAATGGCGTTTTTTTCTACCGTGGTCATGTTGGGAAAACGCACGCCTTGGGTGGTTGATTGTGCGTCCAATATCGCCGACGCATTTGGCGAAATGGTGCCCAGGCCAATGCTACCGCTGGTTGCCTTAAAAAACTGGCCGCTGCCAATGTTTACCACGCTTGTGTTGCCGGTGAATCCGTTGATAACCGGTGTGGTGATTGTCGGCGAAGTTGAGAAAACCAGGTTTGTGCTGGTCGTGCCGGTCGCGCCGGTTGCCGCAAAGCCGGTGATATTGTTGAACGAGACGATGCTGGCTGTAGATGCACTGGTGCCGCCGCTTGCAACGTTGAGCACTCCAGCTAGGGTGACCGCGCCGGTGGTTGGCGCAGCCGGGGTCAGGCCGGTGACGCCGCCAGCCCAGGACAGAACGCCCGTGTTTGCAAGCGTGATGCTGCCAGCGGCGTTGGTCACCCCGATGCCAGCGCCTGGCGTCAGCGTGTTGAGTGCGTAGCCTGCGCCATTGCCGATGAGCAACTGGCCATCGGTTGGTGTAGTCGACACGCCCGTGCCGCCGTTGACTGGCTGGATGGTGTTCTGGTTTTCCCCGACAACCGCGTACAGCCCATTGAAGAACCGAAACCACTGCGTCGACACCAGCCCGGTGCGCTCATCAACGAGGGGCACACGCGGCGCCGGGACTTGGGTGAGATTAAGCATTGGTCGGGGTGATGAACAGTTCAGCGCCCATGATGGCGATCTTCACCGGGTCAGTGCCCGACACCTCGTAGACCCGGTCCCGGAGCTTCTCGGTCATGCCCAGCCTGCGCCAGATGGTGCGGTATCCGTACTGACCAATAGCGCCCATCGAACGCCAGTGCTCGTTCGACCAAGTGTGGCCACCATCGTCCGACCAGCGCAGCATAGCTTGCGGGTTGACTCCTTGGACCGTAGCTACAGACGCGAGGATGTCCTCGCCCGACTCAGTCAGCAGTTCATCGCTACCCTCGGTCAGCAGTGCTTCTAGCGGCGCGGAAGGGTCAATCCCGTTCAGCCCAACACCAGACTCAGCGTCGAGTTGCAGCGAGTGGTGCGCCGTGCGCTTCAGGTTGTTCTGGCCGGTCGGCAGCGCCCGCCATGACCGCAGCCACCGCTGAATCTGACCGTTGTCGGCGTAGACATCCAGATCAAATGCGTAGATGTTGCCGTTCTCAAAGTCGCCAACGATGATCGTGCCACCGAAGTTGCACTGGCAGTTCGACCGGTGCCGGTACTGGCCCTCATCGCCGCTAGCGCGTTCGTGCCAGGCTTGCACCGACACATCGTAGACCCAAGTCTTGCTGGCAGACGGGAAGTTTAGGACGTAGAAGGCGTGGCCCTCTTGCTGGTAGGTGTAGGCTACCGCGTCAGAGATGTTGCCGTACTGAGCAATGGCGTACTCGATGGCGTGGGTCGAGACCCTGACGCCGCTGTAACCGTTGTTCTTGTAGACGATGCCTTGGCCGCGAGCGTCAGTGCCCAGCCAGAACAGCGCATTGTCGAGCTTGGCAACCGAGTAGGGAGCCGCACAACCGATCTCGTTGAACGCGCCTTGGACAGGCGTCAGCGGGAACCCGGTAAGCCCAGCGTTGTACCAGACTTCGACCGAGTCAGTACCAAACACCCACATCTGCCGGTGGTCTACGTTGATCGCCACCACACCGTCAGGAGAGCCATCCGCAGGGGCGACCGTCAGCGGGTCGAACACCAGTGGGTATATCTGCACCGGTGGCGTGGTCAGGGTCTGCGTGACCACAGACCACAGGTTCTGACTGTTTGGCTCATTGAAGACAAACAGTTGGTCGATGTACGCGACAGTGACAGCGCCGGCAAAGTCGGGGCTGGTGATCGCATCAAACGAGCCTGTTGGTTCGTGGTAGGTGTAGCTAGGACCGTTGCAGGCAAAGAATAGGGTGGTGCCGTTGTCCGCGATGGACACCGGGCCTGTGCCCGACACATAGCCAATCAGTTCAGGCGTTGCCGTTGTGCTGGTGAGCTTGAAGACCTGAATGCCCGAGACAACATAGAAGTCCGTCCCGTTGGTCTGGTGCGCCCACAAACCCCGGATAGGCCCGGTGCCGACCGTCTGGAGGAACTGCAATCCTGGGGCGCGGTTCAAGAACCCAGCTTCCTTGCCGCCATCAGGGATGGCTTCGGGGAACAGGTTGACGAGCCTGTTGTCCGCAGCGTTGATGCTGCGGGCAACGTATGACTGGCCCAGAATGGGGGTCTTCACGCTTGACACCGCCCGGCTTGTTTAATATAATTAAAGGCATGACTACCACACAACTTACGCAAGCCCGCCTGCAAGACTTGGTCAACTATGACCGCAATACCGGCATTTTTACATGGAACATGACGCGGCGGCGATGTCGTTCTGGCGATAAAGCCGGATGCAGCATGCAAAACGGGTACACCGGTATTCGGTTGGATGACACGTTGTACACCGCGCATCGATTGGCCTGGCTGTACGTCCACGGCGAATGGCCTGCTCGCCAACTTGACCATGTCAACGGAGTCCGCGCCGACAACAGACTTTGTAACCTGAGAGAAGCCACAAACGCTCAGAACGCGCAAAACCGTAAACGGGTAGACAACAAAAGCGGCTTTCCGGGCGTCCGCAAAGAAAACAGCAAATGGCTTGCTGAGATCAAAGTTGACTACAAACCGATTCGACTGGGTTTGTTTACGACGCCCGAAGCCGCGCACGATGTGTACCTTAAAGCCAAGCAAGAGTTGCACCCATTTAGCCGCCATCAATAGTTGCCTGCAAAAATATTATATCTTTGTCTAGAAGCTACAATGCTGTACGGCAGCGACATGATGTCATCCGGGTTGTTGATGCGCTTCAAGTTGCGCTTGGATGTCATGGCGATCCGCGAGACTTGCGGCGATGGCTCGACACCAAACTCAGCAGCGATCTCACAGGCCAAGCAGTACCGGAACGCCCGCAGGTAGCCTGGTGGGAAGGACAGCACCGTCGCCAGTGTGGCCGGTTGGGTCAACTCAGACACCGAGACGAAGTGCCACTCCAGCACCTTGGTTGGCACCGGGTAGATGTACATTTCGATGTTGGGGTAGGTCATGTTGACCCAGATCACCTGTGGGTAGGTGCTGGTCACAGTCTTTACCGCAATGCCGTTGTACTGCTGCTGGTTGAGAATCTTGATGCCAAACGAGATGTTGTTCGCGGGGTCGCGAAAGTACGTCGAATCGTCTAGCAGTACTGGCCGGTTGCCAACAAAGTCGCCGGTCGGGCCAAGCGTGCGGCTTGTGTACTGCACTGGCGCGGTGATGGTGGTGCTGCCGACTGACTGAGACGCGCTCACCGTGTAGGTGCCAACGCCCCCAGACCCGCTTAGATACGCGGTGACCGTAGTGCCAATGGTGACGCCAGTGCCAGTCAGAACCTGGCCTATTGTGATCGACCCCGTTGCTACGTTCGTAACGGTCATCGTCGTGCCGGAGATTGACGCGGTAAACGTGGTCTGCGTACTTGCAGGCCACAAGAACACCTGATCTTGGGTGCTGAACACCGCCAGACGCTCGGTGCTCCACGAATCGATCATCTGATTCATGGCAGTGAGCGCGTCCTGGGACGTAGCAGCGGAAGGCGTCTCACCCTCGGCAAGTTGGCCGATCAGGCGCAGCGCCCCGTTGATCTGGTCCCCGGCAGTGGTGGTCATTCAGACTCCTTGCGACGGCGCCTCAGTTCATTCACTGGTGCCTGCTCGCCCGGAGTATACCTTACCCAGCCGTTCTTCTCATCTTGCTCGGCCTCAAGTTCTGCCATAGCAACCTTGGTGCCGTGTACAGGGTGCTTCAGATAGATTACCACAGATCGCCCCTAGAATTTAGCCCTCCTGCGCCTTGTGAGCACAGGAGGGGAGTGCCTCGATTAGAGGCGGTACAACGCCCAAGTAGCATCGCCCGTTTTGCGAGCGCGGAAGCTAATTGAGGTGCCTGCGGTAGCAGCAACAGTCATAAGGCCTTGCGACCCAGAAGTGCCAATCGTCCAACCCGTAGCGGTGGTCATCGTGATGACACCAGAGCTTGAGCCATCAACGTTGATCACGGTGAAATCAAAGGCTGAGTTGTTGGGCATGCTGGAGAACGCAGCATCCATCAAAGCAGCAGTCGGCAACGTGTACGCTGCTGCGCTGGAGCCTGGCGAGCCAAGAAGAATCTTAGTCGCCAACTGAGCCGCAGTCAACGTAGCGTTGCCGGCAGCAATTGAAGTTGGCGTGGGTTGCGCAACAAACAGAATTTCGCCAGTGTTGCCGTCACCGAGTTGGTAACCGCCAGAACCATTAGGGAGAGCCATGATAATTTCCTTTTAAGAAGATGGTTGAAACAGGGCCAAAGCCCCATCTCAAGTTAGCCCCAGAGGCGCACGGCCATTTGCGGACGGATGACGCTGTACCCGTACAGAACGTCGATACGACAAGGCATACGGTCATTGTTGATGTCGTACTGACGAACAATACGCATCGAGATGCCGTTATGGACCTGGCGCGAAGCCATGTCCACACCTTGCGGCAGCAAGAGGTCAGCTGTAGCAAACGTGATCGCATTCTTCTGGTAGATCAGATTCTGCGGGTAGCCCGTGGAGGCCGCGCCGACGAAAGTGACCGCTGCGTTGTTCGCAGGGAAGGCGTCAATGGTTGCCAGCGCGTTGCTGGAGGTGTACATGGGCGGCGAAATTGCCATGTTTGCCATGTCAGCGCCGGATGCGGTCTGGGCAACGGTCACCACAAACTGCTGCAAACTGCCGGTCGACTGGCGGGTCTGCGGGTTGACGCTGTACACACCAGCAATCGTGAACACATCACCAACAGTAACGGTAGTGTCGCTGGTAAAGCCGTCCAGAGTGATGGTGGCCTGACCTTGGGTAAAGGTCGTTGCATTGACCAAGGTGGTGCCGGCGCGTGACCCAGTGGTGTGGTTCCCAATCGACTGCGACATGTTGACTTCGTCGTAGCCCAGAACGCCAGTGCCCATCATGCCTGCGGTGAACTGCCGGCTGATAGTAGACGTTGGGTTGAAGAAGCCCTTCATGCCCTCGACCAAGTTCGCATTGGCGGCGGGGTTCACCGTTGCGTAGCGGTCGTTCATAGGAGCAGCGTACTCGTTCAGCTTCTGGTTGCCTTGCAGCAGGACCAGCGAGGTGGACGGCGTGGTGCCAGGCGTGCCAACAGTCGAGAAGATCGACTTGTAGGAGTTGGCGACATCAGCGTCGATGCTGGAGGCCAACTGCGAGATACGGGGTTTGAGAACCCGTTCCGCGAAGTCGTCCAACTGCATGGTCAGTTCAGCAGATGTGAAGTTGACACCGATGTGCTTCTGGCTTGCGACCGTCAGCGTGGTGAACTGCTCGTTGTCGTCCTGAACTTGCAGGGCGGCGCCATCGGTCACCAGAGCACGGTCGGGCAGACGAATGCGCAGGGTGGAGCCGATCTTTGCGCCTTCAACGGCGAACGAATCGTCGTATTGGCGGTTGACGTTGCGGGTGAGCACCAGGTTGTTCTCGAGAATCTCGAGAGCCTTCCTGGTGATCATGTCAATGGTAAGAATGCTGTTAGCCACTTTGAATCCTTAAAAAATTAGCGGAGGCGAGCTTCCATCTTTTTTATCTGTCGAGCGCGGTCGGCTGCGATCCATTCTGAAGTGCTCATCGACTTGATGGAGCGGGGATCAGTTGTATCGTAGGTCGATGCGCCCTTGCTGCTGGCCGTGACAGGCGTAAAAGGCGGTGGAGCACTAGAAGTCTTTTTGACCATCGGTTCCGAGGCCAGTTTGGCCTCGATACGTCCGATCTCTTTGGCTTGCACATAAGGCGCCAAGCGGGAAATACGATCTGCTTCTTTCGGGTTGGCACCGAGGTAGTAGGCTACATCAGGGCCAATATCCGACGATTGGATCGTCTGTGCCATCACGGTCGTGATCTTGAGGCTTGGATTGTACGCGACCTGTTCAAAGTCATCGTACTTGTTCCGTGCCTCTTCTTCCCTGTCGTGATAAGCACCGAGAACTTCTGTCTGCTGGCGCTGCACATCCCGTTCGTAGAGTAGCTGCTCGGCCTTCTTCATCGCCAATGCATCGGCGTAGGATTCAGTCGAGTCAAACTGCTCTGGTCTTGGATCAGCAGCGACGACAGGGGCAGCAACTACCCGCTCTCGTTCCCACTTTCGTTGCTCGCGTGCGAGCCTCTTTCCTATCGCGGCATCCAACTCTTCTTGAGTGAACGCCTTTACCGGCTGTGCTTCTACGGGTTCAGGTGCCGCCGTGGCTTCCTGTTCCGGCGCGGGTACTTCCGCTAGTACTTCTTCAGACATTGTGTGAATCCTTCGATTCCCTGGTGAGCCGCACCAGTACGGTTGTTACGGATTAGCCTGAGCCTCTTCGTATTTGAACACTTCCTCGACAGTTGTGGCGACGTAGGTGTTGCTGCCGGATGCGTTGTAGCTCGCTGAACTGCTGCGCACCTTGAAACCGTTTGCCAGCTTGTCGGCATGGGTTCCAAAAGTTACTGCGTTGCCGTTGATGGTCATCGCCGTGGGGGTTCCGTTCAAGAACACAAACGGGCCGTCCGTGCTGAGGTTGCCGGTAAACGTGCCGCTGGTGGTGACTGTGCCTGCTGCGATGTTGAAAGTGTTGAGTGGGAGGAAACCGGTGGGGGCGGTGTAGGTGAAGGGTCGCTGGCCGAAAGTAGCAGATACAAAACCACTATTGTATGCCCCGAACGAGGGAGTAATAATTTTTGTAGGTGATGGAGTCCACGCACCTACCGCCCCTGTTTTTGAAGCACCGCTAGTTGGCACGCCGCCATTTAGAGCAGTACCATTTTTACTCCAATAAATTGCGCCGTTATCGCAATCAAGAGACAATCCAATTACATCTCCTGTTGTCCATGAAGTTATGCTTCCAACAGTTCCTCCATAAACCGTACCTGATGCTCTTGCGCCAACTCCGTAAAGCGAAGTAGTTGATTCTCCGTTAAGAAGAGAAAGTCCGTCTATATTTTGTGTAATAACCCCGCAAGTTTCTGAGCCGATTGTGCCTTGGGTGTATTCCCAATACCATTTACCACTGGTAAGTTTTCCTACAGTCGCAAGAACTAAAGCGGAATCAGTTGCAGTATTCCCTGTAACAGTTAAGTTACCATTTGATAAAGTAACGTAAGAACCAATTTGCAACGGATTCAACACAGCATAGTTCGCCACCGTAGTGCTGGTCAGTGTCGGCACATCAGTCAGTGAGTCGTATGTTGACCCGGCTGTGAGGCTGATGTTGTTGGGTGTCCAGTTGTTGGCGTTGCCGCTGGAGTCTGCTGTAAGGACCGTGGGGTTCAGGAACGGGGATTGGACAGAGGTGACCACTGTGCCCACGTTGGTGATGGTGAAGGCGTTGGTGCTGTTGTCTACGATGGTGGCGTTCTGTAGGGTCAGCAGGGATGTGTTGGTGATTGCAGTCAGTGCAGTAGTGGGTGGGACAAAGTTGGCGGTGTAGACCGCTGTACCCTTGACTACCCGGAGATTTGATATGTACCCAGGGAAATAGCTGCTAGCATTCTGAGCGCCAATGAAAACCGCAGACAATGTAGAAGCCACTAAACTGTAACCCGTAGTTGTCCCAGTTAACGATTGAGAAACACCATTAAAGTAAATAGTAAGCGTTCCCGCGTTAAATACAACCGCAACATGAGTCCAAGTGTTAAGAGAGATAGCGGTTGTAGTATTTGCGTTTGCGCCAGCGACAAACACGGTATTGGTAGTGCCAAATATTCCAACGTCAAAAGAATTGGTGTTGGAACCGTTCGTTACAATCCGCTTGTTTCCTGTGGCTGAGGTTAAGTATATCCAAGCCTCAGTAGTTGATGTTGCGCCAAGCGTAAATGCAGCGTCATTAGGAACGGTAAGGTACTGTGTACTACCATTAAACGATCCAGCATAAGACGTTGCAGTGCCACCAGAGAACGGCAAATAGAACCCATTGGTCCCGTATGTCCCGGCGTATGCTATCGGTAACCACTGGTTGTAGATGCTGTATGCGCCGAAGATGGTAGATACGTTTGTAGCAGCCCAAGTGCCAGAGGTAACGCCTGTGGGGTATCCGTCTACAGAATTTAATTCTGCCAATTCGCCGTCATAGAAATTAGCCGCACCAAGATATGAGGTTACATAACTTGCACCGTTAAAGTTATAAACTGTGTCATAACTTGCTGACGGGTAAGTAGCTATGGCAAAAGCTGTTATTTGACTTCCATTAACGTATATCTTTACTCTGTTTGATGCAGTGCCTTGAGTTGTATCCGTAGCAACTACAATATGATACCAAGCGGCAGGATCACGAAACAATTGCGTGGTTTGCAATTGCCAAACAAAAGCAGAACCGGCAGCGTTATAGGTAAAAACTTCCAATACGTCCGTGGACAAAAAACGTAAGTAAAAGTACAACGAAGAGCCGGTATTGGCAACAGTTGCTAAGTTCTGCGTTGTTCCTAACGTCCCCCGTTTAACCCAAGCACTCCAAGTCCAAGTCTTCTGGTTGGTAGCGGTAGCAGGAGTCCTGTTCAAATACGCACTCGCAGAAGACCGGAAGCGCAGGGATTTGGCTAGCAGGTAGTCCGCACTGCCACCTGCGCCCCCGCCGGTGTCAATATGGATCAGCCCCTGGACGCCCAAGGCGATGCTGTTCTGGGCGCCAAGGAAGCTCATTGCTTGTTCACCGGCTTCGTGTAGAGGTCACCAGCAGCAGCGACTTGGATTGCACTGACACGCCACGGAGCGCCAGTGCCAGTCGGAATCTTGAACGGGATGGCCACGTTCGCAGGCACATACGTCCCATCGGTCGCCGAGGCAGTCACGCCTTCGCCCACCAGCACATACGCCGCCGAGGTGACCGTCACCACCACGCCTTGAGGCCCAGCAGGCCAGGTGCCTGTGGAGCCAGCAGTGCCGGTGTAGGCGACCGTCTTAGGACCGAGTTGCGTGCCGATGCACGGGTTGAGCATTTCCATCAGTTACCCCAAGAATTTCAATTTGTAGAGCGTTCGGAGATAAATCTCGACAATGTTGTCGATCAACTGCTGCAACGCTGAGTCAGTCTTGTCGCATACGTCATACCGCACAGACTCGATCTCATCCAACTGCGCCTGCAAGAACTCGACAATATTAGTCGTTTTCTTGGACGATTGCAAAGTGATCCCGCCAATCAGCCCGTACCGACCCTGGTACGCTTCAGCAAAGTCGTCAGCCGCACCAATGATGCGGTTGTAGAAGATGTTGAGCGCCTCGTGTTTGCTGAAGCTGCGCGTGTTGAGATGGACGCTGTGCGCCACATCCCGGCCCAAGAAGAGCAAGCCCATGAAATCATTGCATTTCATTCGGCATCTCCTCCGGCATCATGTCCACATCCCGGCCTGGCATCTCGCCTATGAGGTCGCCGCTGGTAATCATGCCGTGGACCGTGCCCAAGACTATTTCCTGAATCTGGTCAGGCGTCATGCCGGCCATCGTGGCGCTGATCCGCTTGGTCTCAGCATCGTAAGCCTTGACCTGGCTGTCGAACTGCTTGACTTGCAAGTCCTGCGCTTCCATCGACTTCGACACGTTCTGGAGCATCTGGTGCATCTGCTCCATCTCCTGGCCCATCGCCTGCATCTGCTGCTGCGCGGCCTGGAGTGCCGGATCGTCATCATCGGCCAGCAGTTTCGGGTCGATGGTCTTGGCAAACCGCTTGCTCATCTCCTGAGCACCCGGCCAGTCCATGTTCTTGAT